TCTCTGCATATACGTTTATTGTGGCATATGATGACAACCTTATCGTCATCATCATACACTGTGTACTTGCGTCTATGTAGCAAGATGTTCACTACCCTGCAAAGTGCCAGAACCTACGCTCTGTACCCTTGTTACGGTTGTGCTCAACGTACAAGCTGAACTTGCCCATGTGATGTGCAGTCATGCAACGGTCACGATTGAACAATGACAAGCCACGAGACTTGACACTACGCTTACGTAGCAATCCCTTTTGTCCAAGTAAGTTGAAACGGAAACCTTTTGTTCCATCGTTGAGTGGTTTAGTTGCGAATATTACAAACATGATATATCTCCTTGTGTTTGTGTTAAGTAATTAGTTTAATGTTATACTATTTATAACACTTTCATATACATTTCAAGTGTTATATAATAGTATTTATTTAGCGACCTTGCGTTGTAGTTGTTTTTGTTTACGTGCAATCTTACGTTCACGTTTCCAATCGTCATTGTATTTAGACTGTCCAACCTTGGACGCTTTGGTTTTAGAAAACTTAATAAAGTTTTGCATCTCGTATCGCATTTTGCTTTTCCTTTCTTGTAAGCTTACGCTTGTTACCTTTTTTGGGTGGCACTACTTGTGGCGATTTACGTTGCTGTAGCATTGCCCTCGCCACTGGGTTTATGTATGTCACAGTTTTACGCATAGTTACCTCACAATGTTGTGTTGTCTACGCCATGCTACCCAAGTGATAGCTTGCATTTGAAAACCCTTGATGCCAACAGCTTTAGCCGCTTCAATGTAAGCATTGGCAATGATACCATACTCTCTGACACCTACGTTGTTGTTCTTGAGAACCCTACGTATTCCATCGTGTATGTTCTTGGCATGTCCATCGACAGTGACTACATCAATGCCAAGTATATTGGCAAAGAAAGCTGTAGTCTTTTTACCATTGAGCTTAGCCATCAATGCTTTCCTACGCACCATACGTTGCTCAAGCATATCCCATGCCTTACGTTTGTTGGCAGGATAGGCCGAAACAGTTACCTCATCTATAGTGCAACCTCTGACATACGCCTCGACCAGTATGTGTGCGGCCTTGACATTGACAGACCAACCAAGGTTGGGTGATAGTGCCGCAATGACACCAACTACAGTGTTTACACTGACACCAAATTCCTTGGCAATCTTTGTGGCATCACGCTTGGCAAGCTTGTACCACTTGATGCCATGCGTCACTTCGTCAGGTGTGGCATTGTGATATGTAGTGAGAATGTTTTGTACAGTCATAGTAAAAATCCCAATAATGTTTGCACTAAGTGCAAGGTGTAAAGAATAGCTGTAACTACAGCGAAGAAATAAACGGATAGCATCCAGAGTTTAAACATCATATAGTTACCTTGTAAAGTGTCCAACATTGGACGGTTTCATTTAAACCCAGTGTGGGTGAATGTCAGCTTGTTCAAGCCAACGCATAGCAGTGTTTATGTCAGATGCACCATGATCCATACAAGCATTTATGCTTGCATCTTCAATAGCACGTTCCTCTGCAAGTTGGTATTCCAACTGGCTCTGTAGATAATCTACAAATTCAGATGTTGGTATAATATCCTTGCTAGGACGAATACCATGTACATCTTTGTACAAATCACTGAAAAAATCTAAATCCATTTTAGTAACTCCAAGTTAATGTATATACATGTTATATAACACTTTCATAAATAATCAAGTGTTATATAACTGTAATACTATTATTTAACATCCTTCCAACCACTATCGTAGATAAGTGTAGGCTCTTTGGGATATGTGAAGTGTCCAACCTTGGACGGTTTAGCCTTGTCTAGCTTTGCACGTAGTTTTGCTATCCTATCAGCTTTGGGTGTAGGTTCACATAGTCTAGCAGAGCTAGAGTTCACAATGAAAGAACGTTGCTTTTTAAATTTCATCTAAAGTTCCTTTAGCCAGAATGTGAGGATTGCCAGTGTACCGAATGGTACAAGTACAATCAAAATGATGGGATCAAAGTTGTATACAACTACAGCGTATACCATGAATGCTACAAGCATTGTCATGAATACCCATAGCAATGTGAATACAATACGAAATAAAAACATATCAATAACCTCCGATTAGTGAAGTGACAGCTTACGCTGCCACCTCAGTTACAGTTGGTGCAGTTGAATGATCTATGATCATCTCTGCAAGCTCTAGCATATCAATGCCATTGGCATCGCATACTTTCACAAGCTTGTCAAACACTACCTGTTTACTAACAGGAGACTGTCCAACATTGGACGGTTCTACTTTAGTAGGTGTAGCTTCCACCTCTTCTGCTTTAGCAGTAGTTGGTGCTTCACTCTCAGCTTCCTTGGAAGCCTTACGCATTGCTGCTTGAAGAGCAGTGAGAGAGGTAAAACCCTTTTTGCTTTTAGCAATGAAGTCACGACACTCTACTTCGTTTTCAACGAACCACAATGCTTCAGATCGTCTTCTACGATCAATGATGTGGACACCATGAGTTGTGAGTGTTTGTCGAGATATTTGACCACTGTCAACTGGTGATGAAGCTTTCAATTGCTGTAGCAATTTACCAAGCCTTGTGTCAAAGCCTTTGGCTTTCGTAGTATCCTTGAGACTGTTAGTCTGTTTCCAGATTGTAGCAAGGGCTTTGCCCTCTTTGATCATTGCATCGATAGTTGTTCCAACTACTTTGGTTTGTGATTTTGTTGAGTTTGCCATTGGGCTTTCCTTTATCTATATTCAGTTTCTATGTGAGAAACGTATATCTCTCACTAAAGGTGAGATATACTTTATCACTAGAAACGTATAGAATATAGTATAAGTTTGAGAGTTGGTTCTCGTGTGTGATCCTCTGCGCCTGTCGTTTCATGCGCCACTGCAGCAATCTAAGATTGCGAAGTCCGTGTGCGAAACTCACGTGTATACACGAGGCTTGCTAACGTCCAACCTTGGACACTTGTAACAGCCACCACCCCCTATGGGGGTAGGGTAAAAACGTAATCGGCAGTAGCAACACACGCCAATTTCACCAAACCTACTGCACGTTACAGTGTAAACACTGGCAACTGATTGCATAACAGTTGTTTACATTGAGTAAGTCACTGTTTTTGTTAGCATTGTGCTTGGATTGGTGGATTGTCACACGCATTCTGCGCTCACCACATGCCTCACACATGCCTACGCTTGCATATACGCCTGTCTAGCGTGGGGGCGTGCAGGGGCCACTGGGGGGTGGGTGGTATATGTATACACAGAAATACACAGATCAGGAATAATGAGTGTTAACCACATTACATATATGGTGGTTTACATGTACTTGTGATCACAAAACTAGGATGACACTTATATGTGATCACATAATAATGTATGTCATTGTACGATTAGGGGTTGACATGGGTCATAGAATGTGTAAAACTACGTTAGTAGTTAGTTAGGTTACACTAACAGTGATACATGTACAATGTAACACTTAATATGCTCTTATATATATACTCTTATATATACATTAACTATAAATACACTTAAGTAAACACGTACAGTGTATATGCCGTTAGGCGAGAGCTTTTGTATATAAATGAAAATAGTTGTTGACAATGCCTAAGAAATCAGTAAAACTATATACAGATAATGTTATAGAAGAGTTCTATTCTCATCTAGCTAATAATACATTGAAAGATTTACATATCCCTCATAGTGATGTATTCTACGTAAGAGCAGCCGTACAGAACCATTATGGGAGGCCATTTACGTTGGAACACGTAGAATGGGCTATGCGTAAAGAAGGTTGGACAGATGGCAACGACTAAAGATGTAAAACGATTACCCAGTGGTAGAATAGAATACCGTGGGGAAACTTTTGCAGGATATAATAAACCTAAACGTACAAGTGGTGGTTCTAAGAAATCTGCTGTGTTAGCTAAGAAGGGTGATCAGATAAAGTTGGTTAGGTTTGGTGATCCAAACATGAGCATTAAAAAAGATCAACCTGCTAGACGTAAAAGTTTTCGTGCTAGACATAATTGTGATACAGCAAAAGATAAGTTTACAGCTAGGTACTGGAGTTGTAAAGCATGGTAAAGGAAATACAAAATGGGTAAATTTAATATATCACTACCTAAGTCTGGAATTACAGGTAAAGCTACTTCTGCTACAGCTAGAGCTTTTGGTAAAATGGTAACAGATTTAGAAATAGACATACGTAAGCTTCTTTCAAAAGATAAACTTACTGAAACAGAAAAGTTAAAATTAAAACAGAAAAAAGCACAGCTACGTGATGTAAAAGCAGAAATGAAACAGGAGTCTGGTAAAGCAGGTAGACAAATAAATCTTGCAAGAAGTAGCAAGAAACCTGTAACAATGCCACCATCTCTTGACGAAGCTATGAAAAAAGCACAGGGTAACAAAAACAATCGTGGTGGACTACAACGTGGTGGACACATGGATATGCGTAAAGGTGGTATGTTCTACAAGTGAGCATAGAGCTTGACTTACGTGATTGGTCACAGACTGTATTAGAAGTACCCAATGACGCACTCAACGGATTACCTGCCTGTCCATATGCAAGAGAGGCATGGAAACAAAACAAAGTAAATGTAATTGAAACCCCGAACATAGGTATTGAAACCATTTGCCAAGCTAGAAAGTTTGACAATACATATGATCTGGTAGTTGTAGCTTCTTACACATTCCCATCCCCCTACGCATTTACTGAGTTTATAAATTTTTTAAATGACACTTTTACAAAAGAAGATTTGCACATCATGGGGTTTCACCCTGAATACGGTGCAGAAGACGCAGACTTAGACTTCTTGTATGAACATGAGTGGGAGTCTGCAATAGAGAAAGAATATGCCATGTTGTTTATTCAATCTCTTTCAAAGGTAGATGACGCAAGTTTGAAACTGGAGAAGTTAGGATACTATAATGTGTATCCATCTGAAGAGTATAAAACTCTAGTCTTAGATAGAAGAAAACGGAGAACAAGACAATGGCAATGAAACCTCGTGCAATGAAAAAGAAACCAATGATGCGTGGCGGTGCAGCAGCTAAGAAGAAACCAATGCTTCGTGGCGGTGGTATGCCCAAGAAAAAAATGATGCGTGGCGGCATGTCTAAGAAGAAGTAATGTGGATGGCTGTATTGTTGATGTGTACAAACCCATCAGCATTATCTTGTCAGGTTGTAGCAAAGCCAGAACCTTTCTATGTAGAGAGAGCTTGTAAAGAAGAAACTATTGTTATAACAAATGACTTAGTAGCAAAAGGTATATACGCAGTACCAACATGTGTTAAAATTGGAACTAACTTATAGGAAAATAAAATGAAGAAACTATTATTAGCATCTGCACTTGCAGTTGTAGGAACGTCTGTATCAGCAATTGATTTAGGTAATGGCCTATCAATGGGTACAGAAGTAGACATGAGCTATGTAACTGGTGTAGATACATGGGCATTGGGAGCAACTCCATACGCAGCTATCTCACAGTATGGTATTACACTAAAAGCAGAAACAGAGTTTGATGTATTAAAGATCAACGAAGATGGTGTATTTAAGGGTGTAGACCTTACAGCAGAGTATGTATGGAATATAATGACTACATACACAGAAGTATCAACAGACGCAGACTTTGAGTTTGGTGACATCACAATAGGCGCAAAGATTAAATTCTAAATGGCAAATCTTGTTGCAGCTAAATACTTTACAAAAGCAAAAGACCTTTCCGCAACATCGGGTGGTGCTAGTGGTGATGTAGTGTACACATGTCCTAATAACCATGTGTCACTCATCACTTTTTTGCATGTATCAAATGGCTCTACAAACAATAAGAAGTACAGTCTTCAGTGGTATGAAGCATCTACAACTACATATCACTTTCTTGTAGATGAACACAGTCTATCAGCAAACAGTTTAGAAGAAGTTGTACAGGGTGGTGGATACCTAGCATTAGCTGCAGGTGACAAGATCGTAGGCTTTGAAGACAGTAGTTCTGACTTTCACATAGTTGTATCTGGTGCGGAGTATTACCAACCTACAGCATAACGGTTATGCAATTTTTGTGAGTACTCATGGGTCAGTAACTATGATATAACTATCTCCATACGCTACAATGTAGCGATTAACACTAAAGGAGATAGACATGAGTGTAAAACAATTTTTTAAGAATGCTTGGAAGAAACATGAGATTGCACAACAAAGACGTGCAGATTTTAGAATACTACAGATGATGACTGATAAAGATCTAAACGACATAGGTATAGGTCGAGGCGATATAAGGAGAGTTATATATGCCGAAGAAGAAAACAACTAGAAAACTTTCTAAAGGTGGTAGCACTGTAAATGCAGCAGGTAACTATACCAAACCTGCAATGCGTAAGAGACAGTTTGCCAGAATAAAAGCAGGTACTAAAGGTGGCGGTGCAGGTCAATGGAGTGCAAGAAAAGCTCAAATGCTTGCATCTGCCTATAAGAAAGCAGGGGGAGGATACAAAAGTTGAAACGTTATTTTAAAAGACTATGGTGTGCTTTGATCAACCGTAAGTGTAATCCACAGTGTGAGTGCTGCTAAATGGCTAAAGCTAAATCCCAACAAAGCTTAGAGAAGTGGACAAAGCAAGAATGGGGAACTAAGAGTGGAAAGCCTAGTGCTAAAACTGGTGAGAGGTATTTACCTCGTAAGGCTATTGACTCTCTTAGCAGCAGTGAGTATGCCGCTACAACCAGAGCAAAGCGACAAGGCACTAAGGCAGGTAAGCAGCATGTGGCTCAACCTAAAAGCATTGCAAAGAAGACGGCTAAATTTAGGAGAACCTGATGGTAGAAGAATATGACCTAGATAAGAATGGTAAGCTAGATGCAGAAGAACGTGCTATCTATTTGGAAGATAGACGTAGGCGTATGGAAGATGAAGACGCTAAACGTGATGCTCAGAGAAATATGACTTGGTTTGCTTTATCAGGTATGGTACTATACCCTATGGGTATTTTTCTATGTACTCTTATTAATATGGATACAGCAGCAATGCTAATAGCTGACATAGCTAATATCTATGTTGTGTCTGTGTCTGCACTCGTTGGTGCATACTTTGGATTTTCAGCAATGGGAGCAAAGAAATGATACAGGGTTTAATTGGACCTATAGCTAATCTGGCAGGTACTTGGCTGAATGGCAAAGTAGAAACTAAAGCTGCTGAGACTAAAGCAAAAGTAGCTCGTGCAGAAGCGGAAGCTCAGATTATGGTGTCAGCCGCTACCTCAGAAGCTGAGTGGGAAAAGATAATGGCACAAGGAACCCAGAACTCGTGGAAAGATGAGTATCTGGTTTTACTTTTTTCAATTCCATTAATCCTAGCATTTTTGCCATTTGAATGGGCAAACGCAGCAGTAGCTAATGGCTTTGCTGCATTGGAGTCAATGCCTCAGTGGTATAGCTATACCTTGGGTGTAATCGTGGCAAGCAGCTTTGCTGTAAGGTCAGCAACTAAATTTTTCGGGAAGTAAACATGGCATTTAGATTATCAAATAGATCGTTAGACAAACTAGAAGGTGTCCACCCTGATATGGTGGAGACAGTAAAGAAAGCTATAGAAGTGACTAAAGTAGATTTTGGAGTCACGTTTGGTGTAAGAAGTTTGGCAGAGCAAGAACGTTTGTTTAAATCTGGCAGATCACAAACTATGAACAGTAAACATTTACTGCAAGACTCAGGATACTCTCATGCAGTAGACCTAGTTGCATATGATGGATCAGATGTAGTTTGGGAATTAAATGTATATGATGATATTGCTGATGCTATGAAAGCTGCAGCAAAAGAAGTTGGTTGTGCCATTAAGTGGGGCGCAGCTTGGTCAGTAGGCAATATAGTAGATTATGGTGGTACAATGGAAGAAGCCATGAATGAATATATTGACCTACGTAGATCACAAGGAAGACGACCATTTATTGATGGACCGCATTTTGAATTGATGGTATAATGGCTAGACAATTAACAGAACAACAACAACAGTTCCTCAGTGTACTATTTGAAGAGGCAGGTGGTGACATACTCACAGCAAAGAAACTTGCAGGGTATTCAGATACTACTTCTACAAGCAGTGTTGTAAATAGTTTAAAAGAAGAAATCATAGATGCTACTCAAACGTTTCTATCACGCAATGCTCCCAAAGCTGCAATGGCTATGGTTGGTGCATTGTATGATCCTACTGAGTTAGGCATACGAGATAAGATGCAAGCAGCTAAAGAGTTACTTGATCGTACTGGTCTTGTAAAGACTGAGAAGGTACAAGTTGAAGCCAGAGGCGGTGTGATGCTTATGCCCCCAAAACAAATGGAAGATGATGACTAAACCATTAAAGCAATGGAAGTTACCCCAACCAACTGACATAAAAGAAGACAACGAGTGGATACCTATTCCACGTATATCACGCACCATACCTTATGGGTATGATGTAGACCCCGATGATCCAGACGTACTATTACCGAATGAACATCAGCTAGATATGCTAATGAAAGCACAGAAGTATTTAAAACAATACTCCTATCGTGAAGTAGCTAACTGGCTCACAAGAAATACAGGCAGAAGTATTTCACATGTAGGTTTGAGGAAACGGTTAGACAATGAGCGAAGAAGAAAAAACAAATCTGGAAGCCTACGCAGATGGGCAGACTATGCGAAAAAGGCAATCGCCAAAGCGGAAGAGATCGACAACAAAAGACTTGGAGCTAAAGCAGAAGCCAGT